AAACGTATCGTTGTAAGTTGTCCAAGAAGGGGTCAAAGTACCTGAATCACCTTGCGAACCTGTATGGTTATGCGAACGACCTGTACCTAAAGTACGAGAAGTTCTTAAAAAGTAATTCGTTTCTACTACACGATCCTCACGGGTTCTTAACGCCTCGTAGTCTGGCATCATGATAGTAGTGTTTCTTAAAAATAGTTTATGTACAGCGGGATCACGGAATCGCAATTCTCCCGCTTGGAATTTGCCCATAAGTTTAGCTTGCGCTTTAACTAGTGCGGCAGTAGCGAAATTTGCCATTGTCTAAAATTTAAATATGTAAAAATGATTTTTTGAGGTACAACCTCTTAAGACCGTAGAAGTACAACTCTACACAACAAACATATAAATAATTTAGATTTATTCCAAATAAGATAGTCTTTTTTTACTTATTAGATACACCCCACCTATTACCTGCATATACCTATACTAGTCTTTTATCCGTAGATAACACACATTAGAGTTAGCCTAATCCTGCTAAGTTAAGCATCACGTAAGCCTTATTTAAAAGGGTTTCCCATCCATATAGGTGGTATGCAGGTGCTATGTTGTGGTACGGGTGTCACATTGCATAGACTTACTTACGTGTTGTAATGTGTAGGAAATAATTTTATATCGTTTTTGGTAAAGTTCCGAATCTGAACTGCGATTTCCTAGTTATGTCTGTTTCCCTAGATAAAAACAGAGAGGAAAGCCACTAGGGAGACCCCGGCACCACCCGCTAAGTCCTCAATACAAATATACAAAACTTTTTTAAATAAAAAAACCGAAGCGTTTAAACTTCGGCCTGTGGTTGGTTTAAGTGTGGTTTTTTATATTTTTTATAAGATTTATTATAGTTCATACTTGTTGTGTGCCACTTACTGCATATTTCACAATAATAAACAGACCTTAAATTCATATAAGAATAAATCTTATTAAGTCTTTTCAATTCTTTTTTTGCTTCTTTACGTGTTTGATAACACTTCTTATTACATTCACTCATAATCCTAATATTTCTTCGTAATCTTTTACTTTGTGATTCTTAATAGGTCGTGTGTAAGGCTCTGTATTAAAGTGTAACATCATTCCGTAGTTAGTGTCGCCTTTGTGTTCTTCAATGTACTCAAAACGATCTAATTCGTTGTTGTTGATGCGTTGCTTTATTCTGTTGTGATAACTATACATAATTAAATTTTTGTTTTCCCAAATGTAAGTATAAAAACTAATTAAAACAAGAAAGACGCTCACAAATTAATGCAAACGCCTTTACTTAGGGGGTATGGAAAAGGTTAAATTTCTAGTTTTCCTGCGGCAATTCTTTGGTTCATTATCTCAACAAACTTAGGGCTGTTAAGCTCGTAACCTGCGTCTTTCATTTCCTTATTGAAGTCCTGAACGCTTTGTTTGCTTGCTCCTCCGTTAGAATCTGCACCACCGTTGCCGCCTTGTGGCTTTGTTAAGTAGTGAGGGTTTTCGTCGAAGTATTTTGAAACAATAGATTTATCCTGTAATAAATTTAAATGTTCGTCTTTTAATGGTTGGCCGTCTGAACCAACGCCAAATATTTGACCGCTATCGTTTAGGTCTAGTTTGATGTTATCAGCCATAAGCTTTAAAACGTCCTTTTTAGGGATTACCGTGTTGTCAGGTATTAACTCCATTAATCTACTATCGATTGTTTGGCGTTTCTTATATGATCCGAACTGGTTTTGTAAGTCCTCGAAAGCTTGTTCTTTAGTCCCCAGGTTAGAACGTAATGTTTCTAAATCCTTGGTTAACTCTTCAACCTTCTTGTTAGGTTCTAATTGAGCAGATTTAAGTTCGTCGCTTACCTTGCCAGTAACAAACCCGTTAATAGCTTCTAAAGCTTTATCGGACGCTCTGTGTAATCCTTCTCCCTCAATACCTAAACCTCTTAAGATATTTTTGTGTCCGATTTCAATCCCTGCCTTTTGTCCTTCGTTTCGTAAGTTTTCAATGTACTTTGTATCATCTTCTTTACTTCTTACTACTAAATCCTCAGAACTAAGTTCAAAAGTTTCTTTATTCTCTTCTAATGCTTGTTTTAAATCGTCATTAGATACCTCGATTGTTTTTCCGTTGATGTTTAACTGCATAATACTATTTATTTTCTTCGATTAATTCCTTAAGCTTTTTAACGCCCATTCTCTTGTCGTATTTAACGCCCATTTCGTCAAGTTCTGCTTGTAACTCTTCCTTTTCAGAATTACCGTCACTTTTATTAGCCATCTTAACAAATGCGTCGATTAAGTCTGACTGATCCAGATTCTTCTTAGCTTTCTTAATAGCGTTTAACTGAATTTGCTCTTGTCTTTTTTCTTGTAGTTCAGCCGTAGCTTCTTCGTCAATAACATAATATTCGTTATTATCGTGACTGTTTCTGTCCTCTACGAATTGTCTTGACACTACTTTAGTGCAAATCTCTGTTTTTTGTTCTTTGCTCCAAGCCCCGTTTAATCTAGACAACTTGTACTTGGTAGCAACTACCATTGTGCTCATATATTCTATTTTTATAATTTACTATTGTGGTGGGATATTGTTTTCGTTCGGTTCTAAACCTATAAGGTTTAATACCTGCTGACTTGACATACTTTCTAATATCTTAGCCCCGATAAGCGGACTTTGTTGGCTTAGAAGCTTTCTGGTGATTTCAATATCCGTTAACGCTTTTCTTTCGTTTTCTCCTGCAATATACGAATCAAAATCCTTTTGCAGCTCTTCTACTGTTCTATTCTTGTCCGCTTGCTCCCAAAATTCTACAAATAAAGGTATTTTAGCCGCTTCTGCACCTCCAAACATTTCGTTAACCGTTTTTACATCCATGTGAATATAAGGTTCAACTAAACGCTTCTTTTGCATACGCTCCAACATTATTGGATCAGTTTGATACTTAGAGAGAATGTATTCGTCCAAAAGCTTGTCTAAAATTGTTGAGTTATCCCCTTTCTCCCTTGCTTGGGTGTACTTATCTAAAATAGCATCTGGCGATTCAATAATGAACCTACGCCCGTATGTCTTGTGATATTCTTGCTCTTGTATTGGATCATTGTTTAGCCAGTTATTAACCCAGTTTGCTAATTGGTTATGCACCCACTGAACATTTGAAGTAAACCAATCTAGTTTATTCATAACGGGTTGAACGTCTATAAAACGACCTGTTGCTGTTTCACTTCCTCCCTCTGTCAATCTTCTAGTTCCCCACATTGTGGACTCAATAAGTTCTTCCGAATCTCTTAAGTCTTCGTTGTACCTTTTCCACGTTTCTAAATCAGGACTAACAAACCCCTCTAAGTTAGGTGTTACTAATTGATCGTCTTCTCTAGGCATATCCAAGGTAGTTACATCTGTAACGTCATTACGTCTTACCTCTCCTGTACCGCCACAAGCTTTACAAGTGTGTCCTTCGCCGTCTTTACCTGTTCCGTTACACGACCTACACATTTTAACATAACGCCAATGTCTAGGGAAGCCGTGTTGAAACTTGTAAATAGTCTTAATGGATTTATCTCTTGCGTAATCGCTTGCTAACTCTTCTACATCAAATAAGGCACTAATACGTTTCTCTGTACCCATTTCTTCAATGTCACTTAATATAGTAGCGGGAACTTTGCCGAATGGGTGTTCAAACGTTTTATCCTGAACAACGTACATAGTTTCGCCATTCTGATAAATACACCAATCAGTTTTATCATCTACAACACGCCACTTTTGATAAACCAAGTTATTAACCTCTACTGATTCAGGGCTAAATATAAGCACCTCACAAAGCTGTCCGTTTGATTTATACCAGTGTATATCGTTAATAGACTTGTATGTAGGATAAATATCTTTATCTTGGATATATTCTAAGAACAATAACCCGTTGGGATCGGTATCGGCTAACTTAAAAAACGTCTCAGACAAGTATTTTGTTATCGACTTTTGACCTTTAAAGTTTTTCAGTTTATATAACAACTCTTCTTTTCTCTTTTCAGAAGTGGTTGAAATATTAATAGAACCACCAGAAGCGGTAAATATAGAGTGTCTAGGCTGCATAACACGCCCGAACATATCTCTAATGTCTTTGGAGTACCTTTTTCTTGCTATAGCCCTGTCTGAGCTTTCAATTTTTTCAATCCTATGAATTAACTCCTCGTGAAAGTTAGTACCTAAAACTAAAGCTTTTAATGTACGGTGATACTTCCTAGCATCTTTAACCCAATCCTCAACTTTGAGGTTGTGCCTTAATAGTTCAATTACTTCTTCTTCTGTTAGCGTCATAGTGAAAATATATCAAAGGTACAAATTTTTTATGAATATTCAATTAAATCCATTGCGGCATAACCAAATGCGTCCGGTATGTGCGACCATTCGTGTCGTGGTACTCCCGAACGTTTATCGTGCCAAACATAGTTGCTCAATGCTTTTATAACGTTTTTTGAATCTGGTTCAACTATAATTGTATAGCCTTGTATTGTTTTAATTCTTCGAACTACTGAACCAGCCCCTTTTTTACAACGTCGAATGTTTAATCCTTTATGGTAAAGGTCATTTATAAGCCTTTTGTGCGCTGCATCTGCTATAATTAGCCCTGAGTTTCCACAAATATTTTGCAGCACTTCTGCGAGCGTGTCAGAACCTAAGCCGTTTTTATATAGTTCTTCTTTTAGATAGATTATCTTCTGCCTTTGGTCAACTGCTACCCTTACAAGTGCATCAGGATCATCGAAACCAAAGTCTAAGCCGTAACAGCTTGGTAAGTTATAGTTAAATGCTCCTAGTCCCCAATCTTCATAGATAACACCCTCGGCAACTTCTTTAAACCCTCCTAGTATTTCAAACTTATATTGTCTCCAATGCTTTTTTAGTTTAGGGCTTGCGTTTTCTTTTTCTGCTTGGGGTATATTTTCGTATGTTTCGTAAGCTATTTTTAGGCGTTCGAACTCTTTTAAATTGTGTTCAGCCATATTATCAGCATTGTCTAAGTAGGTCGTGTGAATGTATAGTACACCATCCTTTATACCGTTAAAACCGTCTTCTAATTCTTCATACCATTGTTCGTATATCCAGTGTTCTTTTGTAGGCGGGTTGAATATAATCATTGATAAACACTGTACGTCTTTAGCACGCATTGATCGCTTAACTTTATTCCATCCTTCGTAAGACTCTAATTCTTCCCCTTCCTCGGTTATAAATACGCTAAAATCCTCTAACGACTTTAATTTAGCCGTTTGTGTTCCTGTAGATGTTTTTTGACCTGTGATACTTATTTTGCCTATACCCTCGTTAACTTGGTAGATTTTATTAGCCTTATCAAACCTAGATAAATATCCTATTTCTTCCATTCGCTTCTCTAACGCCTCGGTAATTGAGTTGTCAGTGGAGGACATTGTTTGTCTAGTGTATAGGATTCTATGACCATAGTCTACCGCTGCGATAGGATTCCAAACAGATACACCAAAAGTCTTTCCGCTATCCCTACCGCCGGATATTAAAACAGTGTCAACCTTAGACAATTCTAACCAATAGCTTTGTTCTTCTTCGGTGTAGTCACTTTCAAACTTAGGATCATTTACAACGTTCCAAGCTTCTAGTAAATCGAATAACGGTTGATATGTTTCGGAGAATGTTAGTTCCATTATTGGAATCCTGTATTTTTTACGCTTATTTTAACAGCCTTAATTTTAAAGGGATTAGTCTAATAGTATAACAGGCTTAATACAAAACATTATTGGAATCTTATTTCCCTTTCTTTTTAAAGTTTATTACTACTTTTTCGCCTCCTACTTGCTCACCTTTTGTCGTTTGATCTACTCTATCTGTCCACCCGTGATTGCTCTTTAAGTTAATGATACCAAGGGATGGGACTATCTCGCCCTTTTTGGCGTGCGCAAAACAATTTGTTTCACATTGCTGTTCTAATCTCTTGTATAAAGGCTTTACGGTTGTGAATTTATCTTTTAAATACGTGAAAATATCTCTATACGTATCTAATTCACTAGCTACCTCTCCTATGAAGTCAAATCCTTTTTCTTTGCAAACTTTTAAAGCTTTATCGAAGAATTTTATTGCTTCTTCCTCTGTCCACTTCTCAGCGTTCTTGTTCTTTTTTGGTGCTCCTGCTGGCATAATGTTGATGTTTAACGTTTACTTCTTTTTAGTCTTTTTAACCTTTGGTTTTTTAACTTTTGGTTTTTTCGTTTTATACTTTTTCATGTTATAAAGGTTTTAATCCGTTTTTCTTACTCTTGTTTCCTGAACAATGCCAATCAGCACGGGCTAAAGTGTTAGCGTTAAAGCCTACACTATTTAAGCCGTTTGATCTACTACAATAGCTATCGCCTTTTGGTGTCCCTGGGCTTACTGTAGCTCCTTTAGCTCCGAAGTTTACTTTTTTACCGTCACTTAGTCTTGTAGCGGTTTTTTTCTTTCCTTTGGCTTTAGAAGAACTTATTCTAACCCTTCCTGCACCTCTTACGTTATACGTTTTTCCTATTCTTAAAGGCATATTAATTGCAATTTGTTTCTACTGTCATGTTTGAATACTCGTAAGTATTTCTATCTTCGAATGATTCTTTTGTTTGTTCGTCTCCTACAATTGTTGTAACTGTTATAATAGTGTCTTTGTAAAACTCACCATTAGAAATTGTTGTAGATGTGCAAGTGTATTCTTTCT